AAGAATATTGAGTCGGCAATCGCTTATGTCGGCGGTCGATGCGAGACACTTTTCTCTGGCGTTTATGTCAGAAAGAATGTGCCCGGATTGATTGCGATACTAAGTATGAATGGATTAGCAACATGAAACAACTATTTGAAAACTGGCGAAAGCACTTAAACGAACAAGAACTGCCACCCGGAGTGGAGATTGCAGAGCCCAACCCGTTTGGAGAACTAATATCCACATTCAACAGGATAACAACACCTGACGGGCTTGAAATAGGAACAAAGCTTTCAGCACAGATGCAATGGGGACAAGGGGTGCCTGAGCCATATGTTTACATTATGGATCATGAACGCGGTGATAAATCTATCGCGAGATTTAAAACTCCCGAGAGTTTTAAAAATGCAATAGAACAAGCTCCAGAAGCATTTGAAGTAGATGAAAATCCCTATGATCAAATTATGAATTATGGAGAATTACTGAAACATCTTTCGGATAACTAAGTATGAATGGATTAGCAACATAATAGGAGATTTATAATGGCTATAAGAAAAAACAAGAAGAGAATCGACCCTCGTTGGTTTTTGAGCGAGACGACACATAGGGATGAGATTGAAGAGGGCGCGCTCGGCTTTGGATTAGCCGCACTCGGCACCAAGAAGACTGCTGATGCAATGCGAAACAGAAAGCGCTATCCATCAAGTTCAAAGGACTTGTCCGCACAACCCCGTTCTTATACCATGGAAGGTGTATCAGATGAAGCAAACAAAGCTTTTGGTGAAGCCGCTGCCATCGTGGACAGCAACGGGGCTGATGCATTGGAAACAGCGTGGCAAGGGTTGACGCGTCATGCCAGATACTTTGGTCAGACCGGCCAGAGCACCTCGACAGCGATGTTCGTCGCGGTGTATGAATATAATAAAAATAGGAAATACCTCACTGATGCTCTTCCGCTTTTAGATGATGTAATACCTCTAGTTGCCGGCGTTGAAACTGAACGTGCCACCACAGAAGACGAAAATAGACTGTTGGGGATGGAGCCAAAAGATCGCTTAGTCGTGCCAACACAATTAAAATATACGGAATAAGATAACTAAGCATGAACAAACTATTTGAAAATTGGAACAAGTATTTGAATGAGCAAAATATTATGGATATTCTTGCCGATCATCCAAATCAACAACAAATAGTAGATGCTGCCAAAGATGTTCTTCTGGTGCGGGATCTCCACTCCCAAGAGCGCCATGTGATCGACGCTTATAAAAATTTGCCTGATGATCTTAAACCCCTTGCCGACGAGCTAATTGATTTTAATAGATCACAGTTTGGCTCAGACGTGGGTAAACAGCAGTTACCGCCAGAGGTTGAAGAGCCTGCCAGCGATACTGAGATGGAATTTTAAAAGGAATAATGAAATGAGTTTATGGAATACAATAGCAGGATGGATAAGGGGCAGTACAACAACAACCATAGCTACAGTTGCGGCTGTTGTTGTAGAGGAAGAAGATGGATGCTGCGCAGAGATCTTTCTGCATGTATTACAAGAGGCGGGCGTGTCAAAGCACGTTAAGAAGGTTAATGGCTTAGAACTTTTCGAAGAATGGTACGACGGCCCGTGCAATGAAGAGAGCATCCGTGAATCCATCGCCGATTTCAAAACAGCCCACCCCACAGTCTCAGCCAAGATGGCAGGAAAACTCTAAAATGAAAATCACCAAATCCCAACTTAAACAGATCATTAAAGAAGAGATTGCTGTCTTGATAGAAACAGAGGAACTTGAAGAGGCAGTTGTTTATGGTGGCACCGGTAAGCCTGACCCGCAAGCTTCCCGCCGCGGCCCTGGCCGCGAGCAGTTTCAGGTACCCGATCCTTCAGTGCGCCGACAATACACCTCCGCCGCCGCCACGGCCGCCGCTATAATGAAGCAACTCGGCGCCATCACACGCACCAATGGCGAAAGAAGAAAGACCGCGCTAGCCGCAATCGAAAATTTAAGAACGAAAGAACCCGCGGCGGCAGAAGCATTAGACTCTTTGATCTTTCAGAGAGATCAGGCATTTCTAAAAGAATTTGGAGAAGGCTTTTTTGGACCAAACCAGGAGAGGTGGGAAAAAACAACATAATGAAAATCACCAAATCCCAACTTAAACAGATTATCAAAGAAGAGATTGAGGACTTATTAATAGAGGTAGAGGCCAAATCTCCCTTCCCGCGATCCGCGCTTAGTCGTGCAGGTTCCTCGCCATCGGCGGGGGAATATATCCAGAACGCCGGATTCGCTAGCGGTACCGCCGCCGCCACCTCGCCACATTCTCCGAACCAACCACGCTCGGACACCGAGGCCGCCACGATGGGGAAGAATTTATATAACACAATAATAAAAGATCCAAAAGCCTTTGGAGACTCAGCCTTGAAAGCCACAGAGGACACCCCCGGCCGGGTCTTTCCAGACCCCAAGCCATATATAGAGATTGCCAAGAAGATGAAAATAGAAAATCTGCTTAACGATAAGGCCTATATATTTTTGGCTCGACAAGTCGGTACCTTATACTATAGCCGGCTAATTGAGGTGGGTGTGCTGTCTATGGTTGCCGGTGATGGCGCCCAAACCACCACCTCCTCCGATGGATTAACATAATGAAAATCACCAAATCCCAACTTAAACAGATCATCAAAGAGGAGCTAAATGAAGTAGCTGCCATGGCCAGCGGGTTAGCAGTCCAGCGACCCGACGAAGCACCAGTAGAAGACACGCCAGAGTCGGAGATACAATCCCGCGCCGTGGAATTTTTCATGAACGCACTAGGAATTGATCAGAAAGTCTGCACCGTTATGGTTCAAAATATAGCAACACCAGATTTGGTGTCTGTGATGGATAAGGTTCCGAAGATCGACACCGCCGCGGAAGAAGACATAATGGAAAAGATTAAGAAAGTTAAAGGCGGCTACAAAGCAACCTCAAAAAAAGGCCGCGAACTATCTAAGAAGCCAAAGTCAAAGAAAGATGCACAGGCGCAACTAGCAGCAGTTGAGATCTCAAAAGCAAAGAGAGGTAAAAAATGATGGCAACAACAAAAGCATTTGTGGATACATGGTTGGCGAAACTAACATCGCGCAAACTAATGGTATGGCTGACTGCTACAGGCCTTACTTTCACGGGACACGTCACTAGCGCTGACTGGGTGATTATTTCAGCAATCTATATTGGAGGCCAAACAATTATCGATGGCATCGCTAGATTGCGAGGTTACAATGATTAAGAAAGTACTTATAGATTTTGTATTAAAGAACTGGAAAGCGATATTAATAGTATCGCTTTTGGCCGTTCTAATGTTAAAATTCGGTAGAGACTATCGACTAATGCAAAAAGCATATGAAATCCAGTCCCAATCCCATGAAGCACAAATTGAAGGCCTGAAGGAAATTCACAGAAGCGAAATAATAGAGAAGCAGTTATTGATGGAGAGCCACCTTGAGTCACTTGCATCGATAGAACGAGAGTATGAGATGACGATAAAAGAGCTTGAAGAAGAAAAGAGAATGAGAAGAGGGGAGATCATTAGAAAGTTTAGTGAAGATAAAGAAGGACTAGTTAAAGATATAGAGACAACCTTTGGATTTGAATATGTTCCTTAAACTATTAATAGCACTTTCCCTATCGGCAAACGCCACAACACCACACTTTACCATTCTTGGGAAGAATCAGTGCGCACCCTTCGAGGGTGTTTTGTTTGATAAATATGCCATGGCTGAACTACTAGCAGGAACAGAATTATATACAAGATCTTGTGAAAGTAAGATACAATTTGAACTAGAAAAACAAGGCGAGCAACATCGGTTCGAACTTGATAATCTAAGAATAGAACACAAAGCTCTTACACAAGAGTATGATTTATTTATAATGCAAAAAGATAAAGAAATATATGCCATGGCCACGGCCCTCAAAAAGACTTCACCACGTCACAAGTGGTTGTGGTTTGTTGGGGGCGTAGTGGTTGGAGGAGCATCCGCATACGGGATACACCAGGCATACAATGGAAAATAAAGATTTAAATAGAATAGCGGCAATTGAAAAAGCAATCTCCGAGAAGTATGGTGAGGAAACAATTGCCAATCCAAAAGCCAACTGGGACGAAACCAAAGAAAAAGAATACCTTATACAGATGAAAGAGTTTTATCAAAAAACTAAGAGAAATGAAGAGTATCAAGAGAAAATTGATATAAATGGTATAAAGGTTTCGAAAAAACTATTTAATAGAGAATCTCTGAGATATTGTTCAGTCTGCGGGTCTATCCCAAAGAAATCAATGGATGATGTCTGCCTCACAAAATTTGAATGTTGTCAGAAATGCTACATTAAATATATCGAAGACAGAGAGGAAAGATGGATAAAAGGATGGAGGCCTAAAAATGAAAATAAATAAACAATTACTAGAAGAAATTATCTTAGAGGTTATCAAAGAAGAGGCTGAACTGGATGAGGTATTTGGTGGTGTTGCTGACGCTGCGCGCGGCATGGCCGGCCGGTTGGGCCTCACTCGCGGCAAAAAAGGCGGACCCTCACCGGGCGCCGGAATTGAAGACTCGCCCGTCGCCATGGCAGCAGCCGATAAACTGTCAAGTTCGGCCGCTCTCAAGAGCCAGCTTAAAAGGCCACAAGTTCAACAGGCGCTGCAGCAAATCGCTGCCACCCTTGCAAAACAGTCATCCCCACAAATGAAGGCTAGCTTTATTGGAATGTTGCTAGCCGAGCTTGGTGTTGGCGAAGATATGGCTGTTCTTATTGCAGGGACACTCCGTACAGCTTCCAAAGATAAAGCCGCGAAATCTGATAAGATGGCCGCCACTCTCCCGCGTCCAGTAACCGACGACAACGCCGTAAATCCTATGCGCCAAAGAAAAACTCTTAAGCAGCGATCCGGACAAGCAGGCCGTAGCGTTGCCGAACAAACCCGCCGCCTCAAGGAAGAACTCCAGCGCCTCGAAGCGGCGCCCAAAGGCAAGCGACGTAACACAATTAGAATCAAAAGGAAGAAATAAACAATGGCATCCACTTATGACATAATTCAGGGCTTGGCCCAAGCTGCAGCAAACGCATATGATGGCGCTCTAACAGAAGATGGCGAGCCTATCAATGCCGGCCTCCAAAGAGAAGAGGGAGATCCACTAATTGACAAGCGTGTGATGGATGGCTTCAACGTAAAGTTTTACGGAGATGTGATGTGTTTAGGGTATCAGTCCGAGATAAGACTCAAAGAAGTATATGCTCAGGGGTTTGAGGACGAGATTTCACAACGTGTAGCAGACATTACAGGATTCCTTAAGAAAGAATATAAGAAGATTACCGGTAACACAGTTGCCCTCACCGAAGAGGGAGAGATTGACGTGCGTGTGGAGAACTCCTCCAGAGTACGTTCATGGGTCACTGCAAAAATGCACTATAAAGTTGGCGGATTGTCCGCGGATATGAATGAAGATAACAGCGGCTCTACCAACACCGTTGAGGCAGATTGGAAATCTTTCGTTGAGCTGGGTGGCTGGAATGGTAAGGGCGGAACAAGGCCAGATAACGATACTCGCCCCAAAAATTCTGAGAAATAGAATGAAGATCACCAGAGACAACCTTTATCGCATTGTTCTTGAAGAATATCTTAAAGATGGCGGTCTTCAGATCAGCGAGAGCAAGGTTGATGATTTAATCGCACACATTAAGGGCGCCCCTCGGCCCGACTGGATGGACGCTGATGGGCGCAAAATACCACCGCCTCCGGACGTCCCCAAACCAGAAGAGAGAGATAATAGTGACACATATCCGATGGATTCTCCACATGACGTCGCCCCTGAGAGTGAATATAGTGGTTTCCAAAGTGACTCTGGGCCAGATCTTAAGGATCAGTTAGCTGCTTTAATCCAAGACCTGCCGCCAGAAGAAGTAGCTGACTTGTTTCAAGCGGTCTTTGAGAAGATCCCCGGCGTTGAAATGAGTGATGCTGAAGAGGATGCTGCCGCACCCACTTTATATACCCGCGGCGCCGATGGGCAAGCCCAAGTAAAAGGATTTTTCCCAGAGTTTAAAATAAATGACTTACAAGATCTTATACGCGAGGTTTTACAAGAGGGATTCTTTCACGATTTGAGTAACGAGTACGGCGAAGGATTTGTTCCGTTACGCAGAGAAATAGCACAGAAAGTTTGGGACGCCGGCGGCAGAGCAAATGAAGCAACAATGTCAGCCACCCCCGAGAAAGCAAACCAGATGCTATGGAAACTAATTGAGGATGAAGGCATAGGCGACATAGAAATGATGAAAGAAATACACTACGACGTGATAGAAGAATTATTGGATATGCAATCAGAAAATGAAGATGCATGAGCTTTCAATTAGATAAAAAACAACGCGTTAAAGAAATACTCAGATGTGGTAAAGACCCTTCGTATTTTCTAAAAACTTACGCACGGATATCACACCCGCTTCACGGGCTAATCTTGTTTGATACATATGAGTTCCAAGATGAACTCTTAAAAGATTTTAACGACTATCGCTTTAACGTCATTCTAAAAGCCAGGCAGTTAGGTATATCGACCATCACTGCAGGTTATATCGTTTGGATGATGCTTTTCCACCGTGATAAGGCCATCCTTGTCATGGCAACCAAGTTCGCGACAGCAGGAAACCTTGTAAAGAAAGTCAAGAATATCATGCGCAACCTGCCCGATTGGCTAAAGATCGCCACTATCAGTGTGGATAACAGAACCTCGTTTGAGTTGTCTAATGGTTCTTCAATCAAGGCAACCTCCACATCCGGTGATGCCGGCCGTTCTGAGGCACTGTCTTTGTTGGTTCTCGACGAAGCTGCACACATCGAAGGCTTAGACGAACTATGGACCGGTCTATATCCCACGCTATCAACTGGTGGTCGATGTATTGCACTAAGTACGCCTAACGGTGTTGGGAACTGGTTTCATAAAACCTGTACTGACTCCGAAGCTGGAGCAAACAATTTTCATTTAACATCATTGTCATGGGATGTCCACCCGGACAGAGACGATGCTTGGTTTAAGAAAGAAACCAAGAACATGTCAAAACGACAGATTGCACAAGAGCTTGAATGTAACTTCAATACATCTGGCGAAACAATTATTGACCCAGACGAGATGAGTTGGTTATTGACGATGGTAAAAGAGCCAAAATATCGAACTGGGTTCGATCGTAATTTCTGGATATGGGAAGAGTTTGATCCAACCTGTAATTATCTTATGGTGGCTGATGTCTCTAGGGGCGACGGCGCCGACTTTTCCACATTTCACATTCTAAAACTTGAAACGTTAGAGGTTATAGGAGAATATCAAGGAAAGCCAACACTCGATATGTATGCTAATATGCTCAATAGTGTCGGCCGCGAGTTTGGAACAGCAATGCTTGTGGTCGAGAATAATAATATCGGATACTCGGTATTAGATAAGTTAATTAACGAGTATCAATATCCCAACGTTTATCATTCTATTAAATCAACACACGAGTACATCGAACAATATCAAGCTGAGCACATGAATAGCGCCGTCCCCGGATTCACAACTTCTATGAAGACGCGCCCCTTGATTATTGCAAAATTAGAAGAGTTTATCAGAAATAAACTAATTAAAGTATATTCCTCTCGTTTAATTAATGAGATGAAGACTTTTATTTGGAAGAACGGTCGCCCACAAGCAATGAAAGGATACCATGATGATTTAATTATGGCGTTAGCGATTGCTTGTTGGGTGAGAGATACAGCACTTCAAGTGAATGCTAGAGAGTTGAACTATCAAAAAGCGTTTCTAGATGCAATATATATGACAAAAACTACTATGAATACACAAATTAAAGGTCAAGAGGGCTACAAAAAAGATAGCATCTTTGATAAAATGAATGAAGCTAAACACTTATATGAACAGTATAAGTGGATAATTAAGTGAGAACAAAATGGCTAACTACGGCAAAAATCCCGCAAACAAAGAATCTAAGTTATTCAAAGCATTAACTAGATTATTCTCCGGACCGATCATTAACTATAGGTCGCAGTCCGGCCGGCGAATAAGACGCCAACATTTAGATAAGTTTTCGTCAAGATTCAAATCAGCATCTGGCCAGCAGTTTAAAAAATCTGTATATAACCCGCTAGATACGATAGCCACAAATGCAATCGCTAATCAGAAAAGAACAGAGCGTTACATTGATTTTGACCAGATGGAATACTCCCCAGAAATTGCCTCTTCCATGGACATCTACGCAGATGAAATGACAACATATTCTGAATTGCGACCAATGCTCAACATCAAGTGTCCGAATGAAGAACTTAAAGCGATCCTTAATATACTATATAGCAACATTCTAAATGTAGAATATAACTTATTCGGATGGGCAAGAACTATGTGTAAATACGGGGATTTTTTCTTGTATTTAGACGTCGACGACAAATATGGAGTTAAGTCAATTATAGCACTACCGAGTACTGAGATAGAAAGGCTAGAGGGAGAAGATTCCACTAACCCTAATTACATCCAATATCAATGGAACTCTGCCGGCATGACCTTCGAAAATTGGCAAGTGGCCCACTTTCGTATTTTGGGTAACGACAAACACGCCCCGTATGGCACGTCGGTTCTGGAACCAGCCCGACGCATTTGGCGCCAATTAACTCTTATGGAAGATGCTATGATGGCTTATCGAGTTATTCGATCTTCAGAGCGTCGTGTATTTAAAATCGATGTAGGAGCTATCCCGCCGCAAGATGTGGAACAGTTCATGGAAAAAACAGTTACATCACTAAAGAGACACTCAGTAATCAATCCAGAGAATGGCCGCATCGATCTAAGATATAATCCAATGAGCATCGAAGAAGATTATTTTATTCCGATCCGAGCAGGGTCAGCCACAGATATCCAAACTTTGGCAGGCGCTCAGAACATTACCCAAATTGATGATATCAAGTATCTGCGCGACAAGCTCTTCTCCGCTCTAAAAATTCCTCAGTCATATTTAACCATGGGTGAGGAAGGTGGAGAAGATAAAACAACGTTGGCACAAAAGGATATTAGATTCGCAAGGACTGTTCAAAGATTACAAAGAGTTATTATTTCTGAGCTAGAAAAAATTGGAATCATTCATCTTTATACCCTAGGCTTCCGCGGCGATGATTTGTTGGCCTTTGAATTATCTCTGAACAACCCTTCCAAGATCGCAGAATTACAAGAATTAGAACACTGGAAACAGAAATTTGATATCGCCGCATCTGCCACAGAAGGATACTTCTCACGCCGATGGGTTACAGAAAATATCTTTTCTATGTCCGGCGAGGAATTCGTGCGGAACCAGAGAGAAATGTATTTTGATCGCAAACAAGACGCAGCCCTTCAAGCAGTCGCCGAAGCTGCAGCAGCCGGCGAAACTGGAGGTATGCTCGGCGGCGACATGGGAGATGAGTTAGGAGACCCCATGGGCGCCGAACTTGATTTGGGCCCAGAAGAAATGCCGGCTGCAGACGCAGACCCAGCTGCAGCACCTGAAGATGAATCATCGCTACTTGCAGTCCCCCCCGGCTCTAGAAATGTCCGGACTTATGGAAGGGGAGAAAAGTATCACGCGAAAAACGGGAAGAACGATAAGAGAAAGGGAACTGGACCCCGCAGCAGATCCATGGCTTCACAGCACGGTAAAGGCAGGAGTAGCCCTGGAAACAGAAATATATTTCCAGGCCTTGGTCCGTTAAATACACTCGGTTACGGGATTCCAGAGCATCAAGAGCCTATTTATAGTTTAGAAGAAAACATCGAAGAACAGAAGATATTTTTGGTCAACGAGTCAGTGCGAAGTTTAATAACCGAACTAGATGACAAAAACAAGAAAAAGGATAATTAAAAAGATGAAAGCAAAATACAACAAAAAGCGAAATACAGCATTTGTATATGAAGCTCTTATCAGAGAAATAACAGCTTCTATTTTAAAGGAAGACCATTCCCGCCGAGATATTATAGTCAATATTATAAAGAAACACTTTGGACCACACACGAGTCTAAAGAAAGATCTAGATTGTTATCGATCTTTATATGAGAGTAAGAATTTAGAACGATTTGTGTGTGAAAAAATAATAAAGGAATCTAGAAATCAAAAAATACTTATTGACCCGGATGATCTTTTTAAACAACAAACAGACTTGATTAATGATATCAACAAAGACGTATCCTCTTCGGTATTTGGAAACTTTGTTCCGAACTACAAGACTCTAGCCTCAATAGCTCAGATTTTTTCGAATGATGTGACACCCAAGAAGAGGGTAATGTTGGAAAGCCAAGTCGCAGAAGTAATGACGGCTCCATTACCAAAAAATATGGAAGATAAAGAAATAGATAATATGATCTATAAAACATTTGTCAGAAAATTCAATGACAAATACGATGACTCGCTCTTAGAAGAACAAAAAGACCTTTTAGGATATTATGTTTCTTCGTTTTCAGATAACGCGGTCCAACTCAAAGTGTTTTTAAACGATGAGGTGGCGAGGCTAAAGGAGGCACTAAGCGCATCCTTGACTGTTGCCAACCCGGAAGATTCAGAAGTGATTGAAAAAACAAATAGGCTCATCGGCAACTTAAGCAATCTAAAAGAAAGCACTATCAATGACGAAAAGCTTTTATCTATCTTAAGAACCCAAAGCTTGGTAAAGGAAATCAGCACAAATGTCAATAACGATTAAGATCGGTGATGCTGCTAAAGAATCAAAGGTAGTATTAGAACTTGATATTCGTAAAAGCTTGGCAGGGGATTTTATGATCTTCGATCACGGCGACATGGACATCGTTGTATCCCCGAAAAAAAATAAAATCATCTTATTTCCTAAAGACACAATGACTGACTTAGTGTATGGCGCCCAGAACAGACTATTTGCTCACCTACATAAGAAAGGAATCATTATATTAGAGTCTGTCCAGGCCGGCGCATTTTATGGCTCCTTAGAGGGGAGTTTAGAAGTGTCAGAGGAAGACACATCTCTGGCTCCTAAGCTGGCATTAATAAATATCTCATCCTTTATTGAGGAAGAACGACCATATTTTGAATCGGTCGAAGCGATAATTTCAATGGATGACGATCAAAAGATAGAACCAGAAAAAGCAGACTCCACCGAGCTTGGCGAAGTACCGCACTCAACTGAGAAGGGTTCTATGAAGAAAGGCTTTATAAGAGACCCCTACTCACTAAATTATCTATATACGCTATAATAATGGAACTAATAACCTTTATACTGTGTGCTTATGGTTTAACACAAATCATTGTGTATGGTACAATATTTGACAGAATAAAGCCCACCAAAGGAAAGCTGGGTAAGCTTTTCAAATGTCCCATGTGCATGGGATTTCATGTAGGCTGCCTTTTAATGCTACTTTCTCCACACACAGAACTATTTAATTTTGATACAACAATTATAAACGCCCTTCTTTTAGGGTGGTTGTCATCAGGAACATCATATATCTTCAACATGGTTTTTGGAGATGAGGGAATAAAACATGAACACAGACATTTGGACAACAAAGTGGATGCTACAGCCAGTTCGCCGCTGTTGTAAGGGCTCTTAGCTATGAGCAAAACTTTATTGCGAGAGTATTATGAACTCTGCGAGGGTGGTGTTTGTCAAGATCTCCTGACAGAAGATGAAAAGCGCTTTGTTACATCGGGCGGCATGATTCTAACGGGAAAACTACAACAAGCAGACACAGAAAATGGAAATGGAAGAATTTATCCTTACAATGTGTTAGCTAGGGAAGTAAAAAACTATGAAAAGTTAGTTAGAGACAGCCGCGCCCTCGGCGAACTAGATCACCCAGATGATTCAGTAATCAATTTAAAGAACGCCTCGCACTTAGTGACGGCTATTTGGATGGATAGCGACTCTGTGATGGGAAAAGTAAGAGTGCTCGACACTCCATCAGGAGAAGTTCTTAAATCCCTGGTAGAATCAGGTGTTAAACTGGGAATTTCATCACGAGGCATGGGCTCAGTGGAAAACAAGGGCGGAAAAACATATGTCCAGGATGACTTTCAGCTTATTTGTTTTGACTTTGTATCAGAGCCATCGACGCCAGAGGCCTTTATGATCAAGGAAGCTCGCGAACGTCTAGCCCGCATGACCGCTAAGGCAAATAAAATTGAACAACTTTTAAATGAGGCCTTAGATGAATAAGAAAGAATTAAAGAGCCTGATCAAACCGATAGTTAAAGAGTGCATTTACGAGACACTCGTAGAAGAAGGGATACTTTCAAATGTAGTATCAGAGGTAGCGAAAGGATTACAAGATACACTTATTGTAGAACAAAGGGTATCTTCAAAGCCCTCACGCCCACTTATCCAGAAAGTGTCTCAAAAGAAAGCAACGAACGATCGTCAAAAAAATCTAAAGAAAAGAAAAGAACTGATGGATGCGATCGGCGCCGACGCTTATAACGGTGTAAATCTCTTTGAGGGCACCTCGGCACTCACTAACCGCGAAGCAACCAACGAAGGTGATTCCTCTGGTGCAGTAGAGCTTGGAGCCCCCAACGACCCAGGAGTAGATATTAGCACCCTCATTCCAGGCGCCTCAAGAATGTGGGATGCAATGAAATGAAAAAAAACAATGTGAGTGTGGAGGCAAAAGAGTGCCGCGGCAACCATGAAAGAATGATTCGTCGATTTCTTAAGAAAGTAAAAAAAGAAAAGATAGTAGAAGAGGTTAAGGATCGAAGACGTTATAAAAAACCATCCGTTAAGAAAAAAGAAAAAAGAATAAAAGCAGAGCGCTTTCGTAAAAGTGAAGAACGAAAGAGATTAAGAGCAAAAGAAAGGCGCAATAGAACAAAAAGATGACTATTTACAATGATCACGTTTAAAACAGGAGTTATATAATGGGAAGTTGGAACTTATCACCAGGCCTAAACCACGTTGGGGCATTCCAATCGAGCGGCCAGCCATGGTGTAGTGGGGGCAATACATCAACCAACACCGCCGCGAGAATAGCATTTCCGAAAGTCACTAGATGGATAGTGATAACCAATACATCTGGAAATGCTGTAAAGGTTGGGTTCTCCACATCTGGCACTAGTGGATCAAACTATTTTACAGTTGCAGCCAATACAACTAGCCCTCGACTTGAGGTAAAGGTGTCAGCTATTTGGATAAAAAGCGCCGTCGACGGCAATGCGGCCATAGTCGATGTGGTGGCGGGACTTACAGCTATATCTGCAGATAAAGTTTCTACGGATAGTGGAGAGAATTGGGCCGGCGAGCCAGGGGTCTGATCCATGGCAACATTTGGTTGGGCATATGTAGGTTGCGATAACAACACGGGGTCAGGATCCGCCGGGCCCGCACACTCGATCCAGTTTATTACTGAGTCCGGTGGCGCTACCACTGGATCTGCATATCTGACGTATTATACAGGCTCCGCTGTCGCTGGCCGCTCTGGGCACACCCTATACCTTACCGGCACCCTTGTCGTTACCGGCGCCATATCAGCTAGTAGCTATCACATTGAGAATATAACTCAGATTGGCGCAACTGGCTCGACTAATTTTGGTAACAGCAACGACGATGTTCATATCCGAACAGGTAGTTTTGTGGTTGCGAATGCTAGCGGGATACCAATTCTGACGGCTAGCGCCTATTCTCAACAAGTATTTGTGAAAGGCTTCGGCGGCAACTATACTAGAGTTGCGGGTACTTCATACACGGCATCAGTATCCGATTATATAATTGGTGTTCCGAGCACTAGCAATACTAATATATTAATCCCCAGTGCTTCACAGTTTGGATCCGGTAGTATCTTAATAGTTAAAGATGAATACGTAGGTAGAGTAGCAGGGAAGATAACCCTCTCTGCCTCGGTTGGCTATACAATAGACAATGAGCTATACTATATTTTGACCGGTTCAGCCCCCGCAATCAGTCTATACTCCAATGGCAGCAACTGGTTTGTCTTCTAATTACATTGGGGAGACCACGGTGAATGGCGTATAATGCGGTATCAGGGACTTTAGTAGCAGCACAGGAATATATTCCTGGTGATCTAATAGTTGGAAATATATTATCTGGCAACCTTAGTACATCTGACGGGTCTAACATTATTAATGTTCCCCGGGTTGCAAATGCAACTGACAACTCTTTGCTTAGTAACGTTGGTGGAGATGCTAACACACTAACCTGTGAGAGCAACTTAACATTTAATGGCACATCCAACGTCCTAAACGTCGTCGGCGCTATAACGGCCAGTGTAGGTCTGTCAGCGTCTTTTCTTTATGGAGACGGCTCTGGTATAACAAACTTACCAAGTGCCGGCGCCACCGCTGCTGGGCCGGTTTATTCACTACAATTACATGATACTGACAATGATCTAACTGGATCCGCAAATTTACTATTCCAAAGTAATATTCTGAAGATGACTTGCGGGCTAAAATTAAACCGCACAAGCATCACCACCACTTACACAGCCTCGCTCACAGACTATTATATCGGGGTTGATTCAACTGGTGGTACAATTTCCTTGCGGCTGCCGGATGCTGCCACCGTGTCTGACGGCCAAACATATGTTGTAAAGGATGAGGCCGGAGCAGCAAACACTAATTTTATCACTATTTTAGCCTCCGGATCACAAACTATCGACGGCCAAAATCAAGTACTTTTACAATCACCCTATGCAGCGATCTCGCTTTATTGCAACGGCACAAACAAATACTTTATTTGTTAGAGAACAACAAGCATAAAAGCACTACTTATAAGCGGATGGGCTTGGCATTGCTCTTGCTTTTAGCAAGGCGGTGAATAGCTGTGCTTTATCTTATCCAAACAAACCAAATTAAAACTTATAATATGGAGGGTTTTTAAAAATGGCTTATAAATTTCAAATGACTGATGCAATCCTCAGTGGTACTATGGCCCCAAGCAACGACGACGCGTTCGACCTTGGTGTTTCCGGTGCTAAATGGAAAGACTTGTATATTGATGGTACCGCGTACCTCGATGCAATCAACTACAATGGTACTTTAGTTACTGCTACCGCAGCAGAACTTAACTATCTCGATAACGACGACCTAACAGCCGCCGATATCACAAAACTAGCTGCTCTCACTGCTACTGCAGCCGAGATCAACTATCTCGATAACGACGACCTTTCGGCCGCCGATCTTCAAAAGCTTGCTGATATTACATCAACTGCTGCTGAACTCAACTTGCTCGACACTTCCGTCGCGGCCACAGTTGTTAATAGCAAAGCTGTAATCTACGGCGCCGCTGGACAAGTTAATGGTACAAGCCTATCAGCTTCTACTGGTATAACTGGTAGTTCGCTACAAGTGGGTGCTTACGGTCTTACCAATGCTGGTCAATTGGCAATTAGTTCTTTCAATGCTAACTGGACCAATGCCGGCAAGACTGTTGCCGATCTTGGTACCGTTACCACCGTTGATATCAATGGTGGTACGGCTGATGCAGTGGTTATTGGTGGCGCCTCCGCCGCCGCTGGTACATTCACTGTCTTGACTGCTAACACTAGTATCATGCCCGACGCCAATGATGGCGCGGTTCTTGGTGCTGCTGGTACAGCATTCAGTGATCTGTTCCTTGCAGAAGGTGGTGTTATCAACTGGGATAGTGGTGATATGACCATGACTCAAGCGGGTAATGTTCTTACTGTTGCTGGCGGTACTCTTACTGCTACGCTCACCAATGCTCTTGCTAAAGCTGGTAACTCTGGCCTCGCAATGACGTCTTACGACGGCAGTGCCGCTGTGAGCGACCTTGCCGTTGATCTCGACGATCTTGCTGCTGCTGCTGTATCGGTCGCTGCTGACAGTATTGCTTTCATCGATGCTACTGATGACAGTACAAAGAAGGAAAGTATTGCTGACTTTGTTACTGCGATGGCCGGAGTGGGTCTAGTCGCTGGTAGTGGTGAGTTAGCTCTCGACATTAACGAGTTGACTGCTGCTACTATTGATGTCGCTAGTGATAGCTTTGCTATCGTCGACGCCAACGACAGTAATGTTTCCAAGAAGGAAAGCATCGCTGATTTTATTGCTGCTATAGCTGGTACCGGCCTTACCGCCACCAATGGTGTTCTGTCTTCTGACGCTTCACCAACACCGAACAACATCGGTGATGCTGCTGCATCTATGGTAGAAGGGTTTAACTATTCTTCTGCAGTCTTCTCGGCTGTGCGCACCTGGACATGTCCAGCAAGCCCAGACGCAGGTGACAAGGTTGTAGTCAAGGCTCCTTCGAACGCTAGCACGTATGCACTTACAGTTCTTCGTGCCGGCTCACAAACAATTGATGGTCAAACATCAGTTGTCCTGAGTTCCGATAACGGTGCTATTACACTTACCTATCTTGGTAGTGACAAGTGGGCGATCTCCTAAGATATCCCCAATTGGCTTGAATACTTTGTATTTAAACCTTGGATGCCTCCCTTTTGGGAGGCATCCTCTTTTTTGTGGAGGTTAATAGAAAAACAAGCTATTTATTGGAGAAGAGGTAGAATATGGCTTATAATGTATTGAAAGGTGTGGTCGAGGGCTCCGTCGATCAATATGGAGATCAAGAGATAGAAGGGGTAAAGGTATTTAAGAGCACCATCAGCGCCAGCATATTCTATGACACAGATTCTCAAAGCCCCTGCGCGACTATGAAAGATGTAGCAATAACAAAGATTAAAGGAACCGTTCCAGGCGCCGTCCTGCTTCGAAGCTCTGACACAACCGCTGTCGCCGACTATAATCTTTTGTTTAACGGACAAGAATTATCGACCACTGCAGTACGAGCTAAAAAGTTTATTGGTTCCGCAGAAGATCTGATAAACTTGCCGGCAAATCGGTTCTCGGGGAAGATTGCTGCAGATTATATACAGCACGGCCCAGGTCTGAACAACATCCGCGGCCGCTTGCAACTTAAAGCATGCGATGGCATCAAAGTGAGTGAAGAGGGCGTGGCGGTTTCGATAGGGATAGACAGCGCTTTATCAATAAAATCAAACAAATTAGTAGTAGATCTTGTCAAGACGAGCCCAATCAACACAGAGGGTCAAAACCTGAGCGACCACGATGTTTTGCTGGTTTCGGACATATCGCGTGGCTCAGTGAATAGCACCACTTTATCTAATTTATATGACAATTATATTAAAAATAAAATATCACATGCTTCAGGATTAAAAAATGAAATACAAGTTAAAGGCCCGGCTGGATTAGCCTCTTCCCCTTCGTTTTCTTATGATATTGATAGTTCTATTTTGAGAGTCGATGGAAAAATAAATACAGAAAATATAAACATTGAAGGCTCTTTGAATTGTGCCGGCGCCGTCTCAAAAAATATAAATCGAACAAGAGACAAGATATATGAGGTGAGAAATAACGACTATACAATATTATGTGACGCAGAAAAAAATCCCATAACTGTAGTGCTACCACCCGCATGCAATCATAGGGGCCGAATTTTAAATATTAAAAAAACAAACACTGATAAGTATAACCTACGCTCTCATCCGGTAAAACTCAAAGTTAGCGAGGGAGCAATAGATTTTAAAGAAGAACTAATAATAAAAGTTAACTATTCATCTAGAACCCTGCAGTCAGATGGAACAAATTGGTGGATCATCGGCACAAAGGGAACCTAACA